TAGGTGAGCTTGGTGCTTTCGAGGTGTGTATGGTATTTTAATATCCATTATACTTCATTTCCCCAACAATCCCAACCCTCTACTTTTTGTCTAGCAAACAATTCTATTCTAGGTATATCTCCACATAGTTCAACAATTCTATTTCTTATCTCATCTGGCTTTTTACTATGTTGTTCTAATTTACTAATTATTAATTGTCTTACAGATTTAGATAATCTTTTTGGCTTACCTTTAGTTGCTAATAAGCACATTTCAGGATTTGATCTTGTATAATATCCCATTCCAGTAAAATAATTATCTGATTTTTTGTTTTTTTTTACCCATGTAAAAGCTACTGTTTTATATTTAAATCCCCAAGATTCAATTACTTTGATAGCTTCTGGTAGCATTGGGTCAATAACCCATATAAATAAGATACAATTATTATCAGAAATTGTATGAATAGGTAGATTATAAATATCGTTGATAGACATACAATCATAATGCTGTACAGCAGATCGTTTATTACCTTTATCAGAGTATGTTTTAAAGTACCAAGCTGGGTCTGCATAAATAATATTATATTTTTTTTTAGGAAAATCCATATCTAGTGTATTTTTTTACTAGGCATACTATCTGTGGGTTCAAAGTCAAAGCCAATACAAAGCATAACATAATTAATAAATAGTGTTGATGTCAATTCATTAGGAAAACCAACAAACTTAATTATGACATCATTGTTATTTTTATCAACATAAGCAACTGATTCTAAATCTTCTAACCCAAAATAGTCCATATACCATATCTAGTTTATTATTGGTGGTCTGGCAAGATGAAGATGTGGGTGTGTGTAAGGGTGTCCTACAGTCCCATGTATATATATGTATAGTGTGGCGTGTCGTTTGTAGGGGTATAGGGGGGTCAAGCAAATCAAAAAAGTAGGTTTAGCTCTACAATATTACTAATGATAATTTATGACTATCAATAGTAATTCCTATAACTATTAATTATCGGAAGTAGATAGGTCAGTATTGTTGACCGATATTTTATGGGAAGAGCTTGAGCTGTCGCTTAATAATTGGATAGCAACTTAAACTACAATTATGTTTTTAAGATCGCACAAAAAAAAACGCCAATAAAATTAATTACTGACGTTTGATTTGTTTATTATTATTTTATTTTAAAATTAAATTTATGTTCAGTTTTTGAGTTAGGATCTCTTAATTTAAAAATAATATCTCTAACTATTTCTCTATCTATACTATCACCATCAAACTCAAGTTTCATATTAGACAATCTTATTTTTAAAGCTCGATCTAATTCTTTAATTGTTAGATTGTTATTAAAAAAATCTTTATAGATACCTACTTCAGGACCATAAAAAGACCAGAAATAATCTTTAAAGTTTTTCATATGTTCATTTATTTTCATGTTGTTTTTTTCCTTTCTATATTCTTTATATATCCAATTTATATAATTGCAAGTATTATTTTTAATTAAATTGCTGAAGAATACTTCTTGCTTCGAAGAAGTAAGCATTAGAATTATTATAAATTAGAGTGTTGCATAAATACTAGGATATGTTGCATAAATATCACACATAAAAAAAATAAAATAATTATACTTTTAGGATTGACAATATGATAATATTATACTAAAAGGATATTAAACAAATGAAAGGTAAAACAATGACAACACTAAATATAAATGATCCAAAGTATTATGATCCATTTTTAAAAAATTTGGAACAAAATACATTTAATAATTATCATACAGAAAATTGTATGATGATTGTTTATAATTTTGGAACAAGAATACAAAAACAAGAAATGAGACAAATACAAAAAGACCA